GTTAACAAGAAGAGAACCAAGAACACTAAACTTGATGAGACTGCAATTGCTGTTGTTAAAGTTGGTACTAATGGTTGGTACGTTGATAACATTATACATGGGCGGTGGAGCCTTGACGAGACTGCCTCCAAGATATTTCAGGCCGTTAGAGATTACGAACCCGTTAGTGTTGGTATTGAAAGAGGAATAGCAAAGCAGGCTGTAATGAGTCCCCTGACAGATTTAATGAAGCAGTACGGGAGATTTTTTAGAGTCGAAGAACTAACCCACGGTAACAAGAAGAAGACTGACAGGGTTATGTGGGCTTTGCAAGGAAGGTTTGAGAACGGCCAAATAGAACTAAGGAAGGCAGAGTGGAACAACAGATTTATGGATCAACTGTTTCAGTTTCCTGATCCTCTGACCCACGATGACTTGGTTGACGCACTAGCATACGTAGATCAGCTAGCTAAAGTAGCATACAACTACGACTTTGAAATTGACGATCACGAAATATTAGATATAGTAGCAGGTTACTAAAATGATGAACCCTTTACCAGATGAGCTAGTAAAAGCTATGAGTACCAAGCGTGTTTGGCGTCCTTTTAATACATACGGAATCTACGCAATTTCTGCTGTGGTGTTTTTTACACTTGGTTACAGCGTAGCAATAATCTAAGGAAAATACTATGGCAGAAGAAATTTATAGTCCCGACCCACTTTTAATTGAAGAATCGCTAGAACAGTGGATAATGGTAAAGTGTGACAACTGGAGAGACAACTATGAGTCAAACTACGAACAAAAGTTTGAGGAATACTATAGGCTATGGAGAGGTCAATGGGATCCTGCTGACTCCGAAAGAGCGTCAGAGCGTTCTAGAATTATCTCTCCTGCGTTACAGCAGGCTGTAGAGTCTAACGTAGCAGAGTTAGAAGAAGCCACCTTTGGTCGTGGTAAGTGGTTTGACATAGAAGATGACGTAAACGATCAAGAGCGTCAGGACGTAATGTACTTACGTAACAAGCTATCACAAGACTTTGAATCCTGTAAAGTACGTAAGGCTGTTGCAGAGTGCTTAATTAACTCTGCTGTCTTTGGTACAGGTATTGGTGAGATTGTACTAGAAGAGATCAAAGAGATGGCTCCGGCTACTGAGCCTGTTATGGGTGGTGACCTTACTGCTGTAGGCGTAAGCATTACTGACAGAGTAGTTGTTAAGTTAAAGCCTGTAATGCCTCAGAACTTTCTTATTGACCCTGTAGCTACGTCTATTGAAGACGCTATGGGTGTAGCTATTGATGAGTTTGTGTCTAAACATTCTGTAGAGCTACTACAAGAGCAAGGGGTGTACAAAGAAGTATACCTTGAGTCAGCGGCTCCTGATTCAGAACTAGAGCCAGATCAAGACTTATCTGTGTACCACGATGACAAAGTTAGGCTAACTAAGTACTACGGGCTTGTACCACGAGAACTCCTAGAAGCAGAAGGTGTAGACGTAGAAGAAGACAGTAAGTACGTTGAAGCTGTCGTAGTTATTGCTAACGGTGGTACGTTGCTTAAGGCTGAAGCTAATCCGTACATGATGCAGGATCGTCCTGTAGTTGCTTTTCCTTGGGATGTAGTACCATCAAGATTCTGGGGTCGTGGTGTTTGTGAGAAGGGCTATAACAGCCAGAAGGCGCTTGATACAGAGCTACGCGCTCGTATTGACGCACTAGCACTCACTATCCACCCAATGCTCGCTATCGACGCTACACGGCTTCCTAGAGGAGCTAAACCAGAAGTACGTCCCGGTAAGATGATCCTAACTAACGGAGATCCGCGTGAAGTACTACAACCGTTTAACTTTGGTCAAGTCGGACAAATCACGTTTGCACAGGCTCAAGCCCTCCAAGGCATGGTACAACAGGCTACTGGGGCCGTTGACTCAGCAGGTATCGCAGGACAGGTTAACGGCGAGGCTACTGCTGCTGGGATCAGTATGTCTCTTGGTGCTATTATCAAGCGTCATAAGCGCACTCTTATAAACTTCCAACAATCTTTCCTTATGCCTTTTGTTACTAAGGCTGCTCACAGGTACATGCAGTTTGATCCTGAGAATTACCCAGTGTCTGACTACAAGTTTATTGCTACGTCTACTCTAGGTATTATTGCTAGGGAGTACGAGGTTACACAGTTGGTACAACTCTTGCAGACTATGAAGCAAGACAGTCCTCTGTACCCTGTGTTGATCCAAAGCATTATTGACAACATGAACCTAAGTAACCGTGAAGAGTTAATTGGTGCATTGCAACAGGCTGGACAACCAGATCCACAGGCACAACAAATGGCTATGATGGCTCAACAGACACAGATGCAGTTCCAGCAGAGTCAAACTAATGCTCTAAACGCACAGGCTGCTGAGTCTGAAGCTAGAGCAGTTAAGCTCTCTGTAGAAACACAACTAGCGCCACAGGAGCTACAAATTGATAAGATTAACGCCCTGACTAGAAACTTACAGGTTGGAGACAACGACGACAAAGAATTTGAGCGTAGACTCAAAGTTGCAGACACTTTACTAAAAGAAAGTGAAATAGAAGGAAAACGTCAAAATGCTAATGACACAAACAGAAACCAAGAAGTTCCTAGACCAGATCAACAAGGCATTCAGCGACCACCTAGACAGATTGGACTTACTGGAGAGCCGGGTCAAGGAACTAGAGGGCCAACTCAATGAGCAAAAAGGATCCAAGGCTAGCGCGAGCAGGAGTAAGCGGGTTCAACAAACCAAAGAGGACTCCTAACCATCCAACAAAGTCTCACGTAGTTGTAGCTAAGGAAGGCGACAAAATAAAGACTATACGTTACGGACAACAAGGAGTGAGTGGTGCAGGTAAAAACCCTAGTAGTGCTAAAGATAAAGCTAGACGTAAGTCCTTTAAAGCTAGACACGCTAAAAACATAGCCAAAGGTAAAATGTCTGCGGCTTACTGGGCAAATAAATCAAAATGGTGAGGAGATAGCTATGCCAATGGTCGGAAAAAAGAAGTTCCCTTATACAGCTAAAGGTAAAGCAAAAGCCAAAGCTGCTGCTAAAAAGACAGGAAAGAAAGTAAAAAAAGCTAAGGGTTACTAAAATGGCTAAACGTGGCTTGTACAGCAACATTAATGCTAAACGTAAGCGTATTGCCGCTGGTTCAGGCGAAAAAATGCGTAAACCGGGGTCGAAAGGTGCGCCTAAGGCCTCTGCCTTTAAGAAAGCAGCTAGGACAGCTAAGAAACGGTAAAAATAACATTAAAAATAGCTTGACTTTTGAGTAAAAGTATGGTATAATATAAAGTATACTAAGGTATATCCTATTAACTAGAGACAACCTAAGGGGCCTCAAGTGGATCAAGAAACACAAACGTACTACGACAATTACTTTAGTCTTTTTATAACAGACGGTTGGAAACAACTAATACAAGACTTTAGTAACAACGCTTTACAGATTAATAGCTTAGAAGCAGTTAAAGATGCTAACGATATGCACTTCCGTAAGGGACAACTAAACGTATTAGCCCACTTAATTAACATGGAAACTATTGTTAGTACTAACTACGAAGAAGCAAGTAAGACTGAAGATGATTAAAGTATTTGAGTTTCGTTGTACTAACGGACATATTTTTGAAGACTTTGTAGAACAAGATACTACAATCAGTAGGTGCGATTGTGGTGCTAATGCTACAAAGATTGTTTCTGCTACTCGTCACATACTTGACGGTGCCTCTGGGGACTTTCCCGGTAGGCACATGAAGTGGGTACGTGAACACGAGAATGCAGGACAGACTAGTAAGGAATCCTAACCGGGGCAACTCCTATTTTATTTCTCCATAACCTAATAAGGCGGGGTAAGTTTATATTATGTCAAGAGCAACACTAATTGATGAGCGTCCAGAAGAAGAGTTAGAAGCAACAGATCAACTCGACACAAAAGATACTGTAGAGACTCCAGAGGAGCAACCTCAAGCAGAATCTGAACTTCCAGAAAAGTACCAAGGTAAGTCAGTAGAGGATCTAGTGCAGATGCACCAAGAGCTTGAAAGATTTACTGGCAAGCAGAGTACGGAAGTTGGAGAGTTACGAAAACTTGTTGATAACCACATTCAGACACAACTTGTTAACCAACCAGCACCTGAACAACAGCAACAAGAAGATGATACGGATTTCTTTATTGATCCTACAACTGCTGTAAACAGAGCTATAGACAACCACCCTAAGATAAAAGAAGCACAAGCTTATACACAACAATACAAACAACAGGCTACTCTTGCACAGCTTAAATCTAAGCATCCAGAAATGGAAAGTATTTTGCAAGACCCTAAGTTTGCTGAGTGGATCAAGGGGTCTAAAGTCCGAACAAACTTGTTTGTACACGCTGACCAACAGTATGATTACGACGCCGCTGATGAACTATTTAGTAACTGGAAAGAACGTAACCAAGTAGTCCAACAGACAGCGCAAGCTGAAAAGGTAGCCCGTAAGAGTGCAGTACAGTCTGCTAACACAGGCAACGCTCGTGGAACATCAGAAGGATCTCGTAAGAAAGTTTATCGTCGTGCTGACTTAATTAAACTTATGAAAGAAGACCCTGACCGCTACATGGCACTACAGCCTGAAATTATGGCAGCTTATGCGGAAAGGAGGGTCAAGTAGCCTAAAGGAGAAATACGATGGCTGAACAAACTTATCCCGGTACAGTTGGCGGCGGGTCAATCGTCAACAAAACAGCAGCAGACAAGTTTATTCCAGAAATCTGGAGTGACGAAATTATTGCTGCTTTCCAAAAGAACTTGAAGATGGCACCTCTTGTCAAGCGTCTTGCTATGACAGGAAAGAAGGGTGACTTGATTCACGTACCTAAGCCCATTCGTGGTGAAGCAAATGCTAAAGTTCAAGACACTGCTGTCACTATTCAAGCAAATGTTGAGACTGAGTTGCAGATCACTATTGATCGACACTTTGAGTACTCACGTTTTATTGAAGATATCGTAGAAGTACAGGCTCTGTCTTCTCTGCGTCAGTTCTACACTGAAGATGCTGGCTATCAGTTGGCTCTTACGGTTGACACTGACCTGATGAATGCTGCCACTGGCTTTGGTAATGGTACTCGTACTACTGCTCCTGCTAACACTGGTGCAAACTGGGTTAACTCTAACAGTTATTACTTTAATGCTGCTGCTGGTCTTGCTGCTTACGCAACTGACACAGTAACTGCTGGTGATAACTTTACTGATCTTGGTTTCCGCGAAGCTATCAAGTTGATGGACGATGCTAACGTACCTATGGACAACCGTTGCTTGGTGATCCCACCTGCTGCGCGTAAGTCTATCATGGGTATTGATCGCTACGTGTCTTCTGACTTTGTTGGTGGACGTGGTGTTGAGTCTGGCTTGATTGGTAACTTGTACGGTGTAGACGTTTACGTTTCTTCTAACTGTCCTGTTATTGAAGTAGCTGCTCAAAACAGCGCCTCAACTCTTGACACTCGCGGTTGTTTGTTCTTCCACAAGGACGCTCTTGTTCTTGCAGAGCAAATGGCTGTACGTTCGCAGACTCAGTACAAGCAAGAGTACTTGTCTACTCTGTACACTGCTGACACTTTGTACGGCATTCAAACCTATCGTCCAGAAGCAGGATTTATCCTGTCACTAGCTGACGCTTAAGTTCTACAGGGGTCGCAATGGCCCCTTTTATTTAAGCATCTTAGATTAGGGTGTTTAACTAAAAGACACAACGGATAGGAAAACCTTATGTCTAACTATGTAAAATCCACAAATTTTACTGCTAAAGATTCTTTACCTACGGGTGATGCCAATAAGGTTATTCGTGGTTCGGAGTTTGATACAGAATTTAATGCTATTCAAGTAGCTAGTGCAACTAAAGCAGACTTAGGCTCACCTACGTTTACTGGCACAGCTACGTTTGATAATGTTACTGTTACAGGTACTGTTACCGCAGTAACTATTGATCTTAACGGCGGTGCTTTAGACAATGTTGTTATTGGTGGCACAACGCCTGCGGCTGGTACGTTTACTTCTTTAGTCGCTACAACGGCAGATGTTAACGGTGGTACTATTGATGGTGCTGTTATTGGTGGCTCTACTCCAGCAGCGGGAACTTTTGCGGCTGTTGCTGGCACTACAGGTACATTTTCAGGGGCTGTTACAGGATCTAACTTAAACATTGCTAACTGGAACACAGCTTATGGCTGGGGCAATCATGCGTCTGCTGGGTACTTAACCAGTGTAGCGTTTAGTGATATAGATGCTGCTGCTGTTGTTTTATCTTCAGAAACATTTGTAAGTAACGACACAACTTTACCTACAACAGCCACGATGACTGCAAGAATTTTAGCAGCCTCTCTTGGCCCTACTGCATCTCTTGATGATCTTAGTGATGTTAATTTAACACCTGCTCCAACAGACGGTCAAACTTTAGTTTTTGATAGTAGCACATCTCAGTTTATAGCGGGTACTTCCGGTGCAGGGCTGGACGGTGGTTTTGCTAATTCAACTTATCTTACAGCTCAGAATTTTAACGGAGGCGGTGCATAATCATGGCTAGCATTATTCAAATACGCAGAGATACAGCATCTAACTGGACTTCAGCTAATCCAACATTAGCACAAGGTGAGTTAGGAATAGAAACAGACACACTAAAAGTAAAAGCAGGAGATGGCACTACGGCGTGGACTTCTGCTAGTTACCTAATTGACACAGGCGGTTACGCAGCTTACTCAGACACAACAGCTAACTTCACAGGCGCATTGCAGAAGTCAGGATCTCCTGTTGTTACAGCGGCTTACACAGGCGACGTAGACGTTACTGGTGAGTTAATAGTTGATAGCTACAACGAAACCTACGCCGCTGTTACTAGCACGTCTAACGCTACTACT